CGAAAGGAGGCACCTGCGTGGGGCATGACTACATCGAGGAGCTCATAGAGCTGGTGGCATCGCGACATAGAGACGGGCTGAGAATCCTTTCGGGGGAAGTTCCTCCTCCGACGAAAGAAGAGCTGCGGGAAATCCTGTTGCATCATCGATCCCAGGGAAGCCAAACGGATCCGGCTATAAGGACTCCCGGGAAAAATGTTGCCCCCCAAGCCGTGGAAATTGAAAGCGAAGAGGCTTATTTTCGGGCCCTGGAGCGAATAGGGGGATGGGAACCGATTGTGCAGGCCGCCAAGGATGTGGCAGCGGACTGCGGGACCATGTGGAAGGCGTTTTGCCTGTACATTTCTGATATAGAACACCCGGGATGGATCCCCAGGGCGGAAAGCACCTCTGCTATGATCCGGCTCAGCCATAAGGTCGGGGTGGACCCTAAGACGATACGGAGTTACAGGCAACGGCTTCCCGGGGAGATAGCTGCCAGAGCGAGACGGCCTCAAAGATTCCTTTTCGAAATTTGAAATTCCCTCGTTATTCCCTCGTTGTTCCCTTGTTGTTCCTCCGATACTCCCTTGTTATTTCCCCCATAATTCCGGGATCGCGATAAAATAGTACCATCGGCAAAAAGTAGATTCATGAATGAAACATAGAAAGCCTCTCCTAGAAAGCTCTCCGGGAGGGGCTTTTTCTTTTCCGCATGGAGGAGGCTTGGTATATGAATACGGTGGATCCCCTGAAAAGCCTTTCCGAAGTGCGGCGCATAGCGGAGTTCTTGAAACGCAAGAACTACAGGGATTACGCATGGTTCTTTTTTGGCATCCATATCGGCCTGAGGATTACTGATCTCATGGGGCTCAAAGTCCGGGATGTGGTTATGCCGAAACCTTCGGGGCGGGTCTTTCTGCGCAAGTCCTTACGGCTGCGGGAGAGGAAGACGGGGAAAGAAAGGGCTATAGCTCTGTCGGATCCGGTCCGGGAATTGCTTCGTGAGTATCTTTCTCCCCTGGGAGAGCAAGACCCCGAGCGCCCCCTTTTCGTGTCTCGCAAGAGCGGAGAGGGGGGAAGCCTTCGACCGCTTTCCAGGTCTCAGGCATGGAGAGTGCTCAACTCCGCCGCCCGAGAAATAGGGCTGGAGATTCCCGTGGGAACTCACACGCTGCGAAAGACCTTCGGGTACCACGTCTATCAGCAAACGAAGGACGTGGCAAGCCTGCAGGTGCTCTTGGGGCACGATAGCCAGGAGACGACGCTTCGATACATCGGGGTCCGGCAGGTGGAGAAAGATCTGATTTACCGAACAATCAACTATAAAGGCTTACATTAGGGGTTCGAGGCAACTTTTTTAATCGTCTCGGGAACCCTATTTTTTATAAACTCCCTTCCCTTTCCGTTCCCGCAATGCTTTGAGGCGCTTTTTCGTAACGCAACACAATACCAGATATGTCGCATTCAAAAAGAGGCTGGTTTAGTTTTTTCTAGCCATTGCAATGACTAGTCTCGTTGGGTGTTTTGGGGTTGTTTTTGCCTCATTTTGAGGGGTTGACATTCACTGTTTCCCAAAAAAGTTATCCACACATCTTAGCATCAAAAAATAACTTAATTATACGAGGTGAGTTAATGCCACGACGACCGGGAGAAAAATTTCTGCTTCGCCGAAAGGAGAAGCGAACACAGCGGGAGAATCAGGAGTACAACAAAACGAGGGATGCTTTTTATTCTTCTGGGAGATGGAAGAGATTGTCCGCATGGTATCGTCGGCAAAATCCTGTTTGCGAGATATGCGGTCAGTATCCGTCGGGACTTGTAGACCATATTATTGCGGTGAAGGATGGAGGGGAAAGGATGGCAATCGACAACCTCCAAGCCCTTTGCAGAGCGTGTCATGGACACAAACATAGAGAGAGGGAGGGGGGGTAAAAAGTCCGGGAAGGGCTATCAGGCGATCGCGAAATTTTCAAAATTAAAAAACAGGATATTAAATAAAAACAAAATCCAAACATTGAGTTATCCACAAAACTAAGGTTCAGTGGGTATCTGTAAAAGTTCATTCGCTGTATCTCTGCATCAGGAGAAAATCTAGAAAATGGGGGTAAAAAAGTGGGACGAAAGCAGACGCCGCAAGCGTTGAAGAAACTCCGCGGAAATCCCGGGAAGCGGCCTTTGAACGATCATGAGCCCGCTTTGAAGACGGGAAAGCCCCATGCCCCCAAGGAGCTTGCGGGCCTGGCGAAACGGGAGTGGGATCGGGTAGCGAAGATGTTACATGATGCGGGGTTGCTCACCACGGTAGATCGTGCGGCGCTGGCCTCGTATTGCATAGCCTGGCAGCGGCTCGTGGAGGCCGAGGAGGATTTAACGGCGACCGGTTTGGTAATTTCCGTGGAAACGGAACACGGAGTGAAGCGAATCAAGAACCCCGCCTGGTCCATACAGAAGGAAGCCATGGGCGAGATCCGTGCATGGGCTTCCGAGTTCGGCATGACCCCGAGTTCCCGGGGGAAGATCCAGGTTCCCGGTGCGGAGGATCCCGAGGGCGAGGCGGACCCGTACGATGAGTGGAGGAAGAAGGGTGAGCAGTTCAAGACTAAAAAAGCCACCAAGGAAGCCTGATCCAGAGTACGTGCACTTCTGCCGGGGTGTTTTGTCCGGGGAAACTCCTTCCTGTGAACTGGTACGCCATGCATGTTCCCGACATATGGAGGATCTCCAGACGGCTCCCGAACGGGGGCTGTATTTCGATCCCGGAGCGGCGGAACATGCCATATCGTTTTTCCCGGCCTTTCTGGCACACTCTAAGGGGGAATGGGCGGGGCAGCCTCTTGAGTTATTGCCCTGGGAAGCTTTCATTACGGCCATGCTTTTCGGGTGGATGCGGGAAGACGGGAAGCGGCGTTACCGTACCGCATATATCGAAGTTCCTCGAAAGAACGGGAAATCCACCTTTGCCGCAGGAGTGGGGCTCTACATGTTCGATGCGGACGGCGAGCCCGGGGCGGAAGTGTACAGCGCAGCCACGAAACGGGACCAGGCGAAAATCATTTTCAGTGAGGCGCAAAGGATGGTTGGCAAGAGCCGCTTCCTGAATCGGCGTATCAACGTACTCGCCAACAACATGCATGTGGAGGCTACGGCCTCCAAGTTTGAGCCCCTGTCTGCGGATGACAAGACCCTTGATGGCCTGAACATCCATTGCGGGCTCATCGATGAGTTCCACGCTCACCGCACCGGCGACGTGTACAACCTGATCGATACCGCCACGGGATCCAGAAGCCAGCCCTTGATTTTCATTATCACCACTGCGGGAAGCGATATAACAAGTGCCTGTTACGACATGCACGCCTATACCGAGAAGATCCTTTCCGGAGTTATCGAGGATGACAGCTTTTTCGGCATGATCTTCACCGTAGACGATCCCGAAAAATGGGGGGATGAGGCGGAATGGTTCAAGGCAAACCCATCCCTGGGAGAGGCGAAAAAGCTTGAGGACATGCGGCGAAAGTACCGCAAGGCCCAGGAAATACCCTCCCTGCGGAATGCCTTTCAGCGTCTAGAGCTGAATATCTGGACCGGTGCTGAAACTGCCTGGATTACTCCGGAGGCGTGGAGCGCCTGCGAGGAGGATCTCGACTTCGAGGAGCTGGCAAGGTTGCGATGCTGGGCCGGGGTGGACCTCTCCAGCACCACGGACCTTTCCGCTTGCGCCCTGATTTTCGAGCCGGATTCCCGGGGGCGTCAGGCGGTACTGGTATCTTCCTGGGTTCCCGGGGAGAACATAGAAAAGCGGGCGCGGAGCGACCGGGTTCCCTATGATGTATGGGCGCGGAATGGCTGGATATCCTCTACCTCCGGGAACGTGATAGACCACGACTGTATCCGTCTGACCATCCGGGATGATTTGAAAACCCGTTTTCCCCTGCTCCAGGCTGTGGGTTTCGATCCATGGAACGCTACGAAATGGGCCGTGGATATGGAAGGAGACGGTATTCCCGTGCTCCCAATCCGACAGGGATACAAGACTCTTTCCCCGGCGTGCAAGGAGTTGGAGCGTATCGTAATGGGGGGAATGGCGAGCCATCGGGGGAATCCCGTATTGGCGTGGTGCCTGAACAATGTCGTGGTTTCCTCGGATCCGGCGGAAAACATCAAGCCCGACAAGGCTCGTTCCATCGAACGCATAGATGCCCTGGTAGCTCTGGTGATTGCCATTGCCACAAGGCAGGAGCTTGAAGGAGAGGACCGGGAAAGTATATATGAGGGGAGAGGAATCGTTTCTCTTTAAAGGAAGGGAGGTAAGCCTTTGTGGCGTGATTTCATCAGAAGGAAAGTAGCCGGGGCCCTCGGGTTCGGGAAAAAGGGATCCTTGCTTGAAGAACTCCTTCTTCGGGGGACTCAAACGGCTGCGGGGGTTCATGTTTCGCCGGATTCCGCGATGCGGATCGCTACGGTTTTCTCGTGCGTTGGGGTTTTAGCTGAAACCGTAGCGCAACTACCGATACGGATATATCGCAAAACGGCCACGGCCAGGGAGGAAGTGCGGGATCATCCCTTGTGGAGACTATTGGCCACGGCGCCTAATTCGTGGCAGACATCTTTCGAATTCCGGGAGATGATGATGCAACATCTCTGCTTGCGAGGGAATTTTTACGCTCTCAAGGTGTTCGATAACAAGGGAATTGTGCGGGAGTTATTACCACTGAACCCGGATTGCGTCAGCGTAAAGCAGAATCCGGACTGGTCCATCACCTACACCGTAACGGATAGCAAGGCCGGATATCTGCATTACGGCAACGGGGAAATCCTGCATGTCCGGTATCGCACCCTCGACGGAGTAACGGGAATCTCTCCCGTAGCTTACAACCGGGAAACCTTTGGTATGGCCATAGCGGAGATCCGACATGGAGCGAATCTGTACCGGAACGGTGGTAAGCCCGGGGGAGTATTGGAGCATCCTGGACAGCTCTCGAAGGAGGCACACGAACGCCTCAAGGCATCCTGGGAACATGACTACGGCGGCATGAACGCCGGAAAGACCGCCGTACTCGAGGAGGGAATGAGCTACAAGCCCCTCACCATGACCCAGGCGGATGCTCAGTATATCGAAACGAGGCAGCTTACTATCGAAGAAATAGCCCGGATCTACAGGGTGCCACTGCACGAAATTCAGAGCACCCGGAAGAGTACCACCTGGGGAAGCGGTATCGAGGCTATGAACATCGGGTTCACTACCAGGACTATACTGCCCTGGTTGCGGCGCATCGAGGAGGCCGAAGTACGGGACTTGCTCCCCCCGGGTGACCGGGAAAACATCCAGATAAAATATATCGTCGAGGGTTTGCTCCGGGGAGACAAGAAGACGAGGTATGAAGTATATGGTATAGGAATCGATAAGGGTTTGTTATGCCC